TTACCTTTTACAACTACATGACCAGTTCCATTTGCAGCTAATTCAATATTTGCATTAGATGTAGTTACAATATCTTGACCATTCATATCAAGATTACCACCTAGTTGTGGCGTAGTATCTTCTACTATATTTGATATTTCAGAACCTGTAGCTATTCCTGCTGTTAATGTAGATCTTGTAATTTTTTTAAGCCCACCACCTGAAGTATCTACTGCTAATAATATATCATCAGAAGCTACTGTAGATATTTCTGATAATGAACCTACTGCTATAGAATTAAAATTTGTACCATCTGCAATTAATAAATTACCTGCAGTATTTGTACCCATTGTAATATCATCACCAGATACTGTAAGATCACCATCTACAATTAAATTACCAGAACTATCTAATTTTAATCCACTACCAGATCCAACAGTTCCACCAGACTTAACTACTAAATTATCTGAATCTGAATCATCTACTGCAATATGAAATTTATCTGCCCCTTGTGTATCTAATATAATTGTAGGATCACCTGATGCTACATCTATTTCTATATTACCTGTAAATGTATTACCTGATAATCCAGCAAATAAACTTGTTATATTAGTTCCACCAACAGTTATTGCATCAGCTTCTACTGTCCCATCAAAAAATGCATTCTTAAATTCTAATGAAGAAGTTCCTAAATCTATATCATCATCAGTTACAGGTACAATAGCACCATCTTGTATTTTTACTTGTTCTACTGAATTATTACTTACATTAACAGAAAATTCTAGATGATTATTAGAATCATCTATAGCTATTTTATTATAACTATTAGCATCTCTAAGAGATTTAATAGGTCCACCTTCTCCTGCTGTTCCATCATGAGTATGACCAGTAGTAGCATTAAATGCAGCTAATACTTGGTTAAACTCATCATTAGAGTGAGCAGCTAAGATAGTATCTCCTGTTGTAAATGTGGATTGTCTTGCTGAATATCCTGCCATTATCTTCTTCCTCCTGGGGTAAATTCTAATTGAAATCCTTTAATTGAAAATGAATCTGCACTATTTTGATCATCTATTTGTAGTGCTACTGCAAATCCAGATCCTTCGACTGTTTGTCTAACTAATGGAACACCTGATGCATTATACAATGCATTACCATATGAAGCTGCTCCATATTGCCCAGCACCACCAACACTAGGTAGTGCAATTTTAGATGGTTGAGGACTATTTTGATCGTCATAGTTATATCTTAATGCTAAATTTGCATCAATACTTGTCCCTTCACCTTGATAGTTTAAATTAACTCTTTGCATATTTTTTCTAATACCTGGATCTCCCATTACCATATCAGGTGATCTATACACAGCTTGTATTGTATTATTATTAGATCCTTCTGCAAATGTATTACCTATTTCCATTTTATATAAAAATCCATCAAAGCCACCAAATACTTGCGTCTCAACTCCATTTATAAAATCAGAATCTGTGCATGCTGGTTTCATTCCAACTACATCAGCATATTCAAATCCTATTTGACCAGTATTTGCATTTGATTTTAAAACACCTATAATACCTTTAGATGCACCTTGTGCAGCAGCTGTAACTGGATAAAATAATCTATACTGAGATTTAGATCTTATAACTATAGAAGATATTCTATCCAATCCCACTTCATCAATTCTAGTTTGTATTTGTCTAGATATAGATCCAAGTTCAACGTCACCAATTCTAGCTGTACCAGCAATAGTTCTTAATCCATCTGGTGCTAAAAATATAACATCTCCACCAATCTCCTGTATACTACCACCATCTCTACACCCAATATTTCTAGTAACTTCTTGAACTGCAAACGTTGATTTAGATGTACCAGTTAATTTATATATTCTATCTTCACAAAATATAATTAATTCATTTCTAAATACTTTTAATCCTACAACTGTGGAGTCAACTCTAAATGATCCTGCACCACTACCTGATGTAAAATTATCCTCTTCAAATGGTACGCTAAATATAACTTCTTCTGGGTTAGTTGCCCCAGCATAAAACATATGGTTTTGAAATGCTTTTACAAATTTAGGATTGCTTGGAGCTGTACCACCACCTGTTGCATTTACTACATCAACTGCAAAACTAGAATTAATTATTTGTGCAGCTGAATGCCCAGTAGCAATTACTATTTTATTAGTACCACTAAAATTAAATTTTTCAAAATCATATGCTCTAGTAGATGTCCCTAAACCACTAGTTAAAGTTGTATAACCTCCAGTCGTATCAACTCTATGTATATCACCACCTCTACCAACTATTATTTGATTATTAAAAACTATAGAACAATCAACATTAAATGATGCATTACTAGATCCTTGTGGTATTATTGTAGTATTATATAATGATGATCCACTGACACGTCTATAACCACCTTTTATATCAGGTTCAAAATTTTGCAATATGAGAGCTTCTCCAGGTTGCATTGAAAACACATCTTTGTTAAGTGTTAACCCACCTGCACAACTCACTACAAAAGGTGATATAAGATCAGTTGCTGGCATTTATTAAGCTATTGTTTTTGTATTTGTTGGAGCTTTATTTAATTTTCTGTTTTTAAAAAATTCTAATAACTCATCAACATTTTTAGGACTACGGTCAAGACTCATTTCAAATGTTTTTACAGCATCTTCATATGAAAGATCTTTAGGTATTCCTGCTATTTTTGCATTTAATTTTTCATCAGCTCTTTTTTCACCATTCATATTAGTGACAATTTTCATACCGTTTTTTTCTTGCTCTTCAAATTTATCTCTAATAGCCATAATATAATTTACCTTTGTTTATTAACACTTAAAATATCTTTTAAAATTTTTATACCCATTTCTCTACCTTTAGAACTCATTATACTAGGATCTTTTAATGCTTTACTATATCCTAATTTTTTTAATTCCATTTGTTCTATTTCTGTAAAAGGATTTATTACTCCAGCCATTAATTTTTCATTAGCTTTTTTTTCACCATCCATATTATCAGTAATTTTCATACCATTTTTCTTTTCTTCTCTATCTTTTTTAATAGCCATTAGTTTACTCTACCCCCTATATTTGTAGCAATGCTTTCTGAAATTGAATCACTACGCATATAATCATTTTTAGTAGCGTAGTCTACTTTTAATAATTTTAATTTTCTTTGAAAATCTCTATCTGCTAATTGTGCATGTTGTGGATCTGATCTTAACATATATGTATAGTATTTTGCTCTGTCCACAATTAATGTTCTAAATCTATCTGGTAAAGCCATATTATCACCATGTGCAGATAAATCTGTATGTGTCTGGTAATAATTATAACTTACACTGTATTCATTTGTATTAGGTCTTGGGCTAACACCAAATGAAGTATAATTTGGTAATATATATACTCTTAACGGTGCTGAGTAATTACCTTTACTATTAGTATCATCTGTTGGCTTATAAGCCTGTAGATAATTATCATATGATATAAAAGCTAATTTTCTAGTAGCTATATCACTTCTAGATATTCTTACATAATCAACATCTAATTGAACACCATCTGCTTCTACATAAATAAAAGAAGTTTGTGCTGTAGCTGTAAAAGTTGTTTGTAATATAGCACCTTCTCTAAAATTAGTTACAGCTTGTGTAGTATTTAAATTTTGTGTTCCGCCTGCTGAAGTTCCAACTCTAACAATTAATGCACTTGTTGAACTATTTGGACTTAACACTCTAATTTGTAATTTATAAGTTTTATTTACTGTAGTGCTAATAGCTTGATATGCTGCTGCATCATTTAAATTTAATCTACCATTACCACTAGTTGTGTGTGATGGTGATCCATCACCAGTTGTCCAATTAGTTATATTAGATGTAAACTCACCATTAACAACTAATTCTTTTGGACCCATAGAAAATGAATCCATATCTACTTTTCTTAAATCATTTGGTAAATCGTATTCATTATCTCCTACAAATAAATCTTGTGTTGTTCTTGCATACAATAAAGGTATCTCACCCGTTTCATTATAGATATCATGTATACCTTTATTTATAAAATCTTTAACTGCAGTTTGTATTCCACGACTAGAAGAAAATGTAGCAGAGGTTAGCTCTGTTTCATTTAATTCTCTTAAAACACTATTTGTTAATGTAAGATATGTAGTAGCCATGTGTCTATTATAACTTTTGTAATTATTTTATTAAGTAAAAAATCAAGGGGGGATTGCTCCCCCCAAGATATTAATTATTATGCAAATGTTACATTCATTGAGTCGCTATCAGCATCTGATCCGTCTTTATCTAAAGACATCATAGTTGCCCAAACTCTAACTTTGCCATTGATTGCTCCAGTAGCGATAGTCAATCTGATATCATCACCAGATGAATATGCTTCAGGTGCAACTAACAACGCTTGTTGTCCAGTACTAGTTGGTGCTACTTCATTGACATATTGATCTGGATCTCCAGAGTCTCCGATAGCAATTGTACCACTGTTTCCAGCAGTATCTGCAACTAATACATCGACTCCAGCTGACATTACTAATGTATTTGCTGGGATGCCGATTACGTCAAACGTGTCACCACTTGCCGCAGTTGTAGTAGAAGTAAAGTCTATAACTTCTGACATGATTCTCAACTGATCAGAAGACGCTTTTAATCTTCTATTAGCATTAGAATTATTATAATTGGCCATTGTCTATATCCTCCTTCTAATTAACCGATTGTTATTACGCCAGATCTTACTGCTTCGTCTCTAAGAATTTTT